CGATCTATCTAATGACTCTACAATCAGTTTATCAGGGTCAGTGCTTATCTCTCTGCCTGCCACAAACTCTTTAGCGCCATAAGCCGCCGTACCTAGAGCAACCGATAGCAATAAACCATTCAAGGCTTCAGCATCTCTATACTGCAAATCAGAGATTAGTATTTTGTGATGAGCCGCAGCCGCAAAGGTTTTAAACTGAAATATCATTTTACCTGTTTCTGAGCTAGTCCATAATGGTTTCTCGCCTAGACCTGGAGTAATAATAGTTCTATCAACATCCTTCAGAACCGCAGCCCTAAAGGTATCTAGAACCTCTCTATCATCCCACAAGTGACCGTTAGATAAGTTTAAATCACCCTTGTCGCCATGCTTATTAAATTGAATAGCTATGGCTTGTGCTTGTTCTTTGCCAATACCCGAAGCAGCTAATCGTTTGATGGTTGATTTAGATGCTGTTCCATCCGATACCTTAATCGCCGCCGCTAATATTCTATCTTGAGTAACAACCCCTGAAAAACTTTTAAGCGCCGTGTTCCACTGGGTCATTAATGTTAACTTTCCAAACGCATCAGAAGCCGCTCGTAGCCCGCGCTCGAATGAAGATGACTTATTGTAAATATCAGTTATCTCGGCCATTGACGCTACACGGCTATTCAAGACCATATCTAAACCAACACCCGCCCGCCTTGCTTCTTGTACGGCCATGCCAAACTTCTTAGGACTAGCCAAGGCTCTTAATCCCCTAGCTACTGGCATCAAACCATTAACCGCTACTGGTCGAGCTAAATCAGGTATGGCAGATAGGGTCATTCCGCCTAACATCCGCACAAAATTAGCGTCACGCAACACTCTCCCCGCGCGAATAAAGAATGAATTAGGGTCTTCAGGCGTTCTATATGTCCCTCTCAATCTATCTCGCATAGCTGATATGTCGCGCTGATCGTTACCCATTTGCTCAGTCAATTTAATTCTTTCTTTCTCGGTCTTAGCCGCATCTATCAACTCTTTATAACTAGATGATATTTCAACTAACTGGTCTTCCATGCTTGCATCACCGTACAGCCTAGACAATTCAACGTCTGGCGCCATTGTTCTAACGTATTGGCGCGATACAATATCGATGTCTGACTCTAAAAAGTCTTCAATAAATCGGTCAGGGATATTAAACACTCTTTCTTTTAATGGCCCCCTAACATTGGGTACGACTTCATAAGGAACACGACCTGAAGCCACTCCCATAATGTTATTAGTGATGTCCTCAGCTATTTGCTTTACTTCGCGCTCAGTCATAGCGGCTTCGGCTTTCTGTAAGGCGGTAGGGTTATCTATTAATAGAGCGTCATTCTTACCCTTCATCAACCAAGACTCAACCACACCATCCCACTCAGGGCGCTTAGCGGCTATCTTCTGAGTGTTATAAACTCTCGTTAAATAAGAGGCGGCTGTTTTAACATCAACGTCTTGAGGTAGTAATTTTAATTCAATAGCTGATTCTTTTAGCGGGTCGAATACATTTTTACGAAATGACTCTGCCGCTTCCTGTACTTCGGGAATATCTGACTTATCGCCACGCCTAGCAACCCTTCCAACTTCTTCTCTAAAATCTTTAGCGGTCATCTTGCCTGCACGATTACGCAACACAAAATCATTAACCACTCTGGTGGCAGACCCTTTGCCCCCTCGATATTTTGTATATGCCGCATCAAGCTCATTGAGTCCTTGAAATAACCCAGCATCCCACATTTTGATACGAGTCTCAGCAGAGCCGCCCGTAGGTGCCGTGGCTTTCCCATCTACATTGGCCTGTTTGACAGAGGCAGACTCCATCATTTCAGAGGATAGCTGTCTGGTTTTTACAGAGGATGAGTTCTCAGCCCTAAGTAACGGACTAACTCCCATCTTCTCTAAACCACCAACACTAACAAGCTGTAAGTCATCTTTGGTTAATTGTGCCGCCTGAGCAGAGCCCATAGACTGATGGGCCTCAGCAGTGTTACCCGCAACCATAGGAGTTTCAGCATCATTCATAACCTCATCTAATTTAGTGGCTATGTTATCTGCTTCTACTTTGCTCAAACCTCGTAAAGAGCCGCCCAGTAATCCTGATAAGATAGTGGCGCCACCAATAGAGGCTATGGCATCAATATTAGTTCGGGTTTCTTGTGTGTACTGTTTAGCGGCTTCAGCGGGTATCTCAGACACGCCACCAATGGCACCTACTTTTAGCGCGGCTTCTGTGAATGATTTAGAGCCTTTGATTCCTGCTCCACCTGGAATTAAAAACATAGGCCAGAATAAAGGGTCAGTAGTTCCCGCGGCAACCATAGCGGCAAAGCCTAGAGCGCCACCCGCAGCAACCGTCTGTCTATCTTCATTCTCGTTATCTATTTGTTGTTTAATAGCAGACATATGGTCTGAGGATTTAGCGTCTGTGAAGTTCTCAGCGAATAGCTCATAACCCTCTAGGTTCTTACCCTCAAAAGGGTCGAAGCCTTCCTCTGTTTGATAATCTTGGAATGAGGTTTCATTAGTCGCTAGTGATACTAAAGAGTTTTCTTGTCTGAAAGCCGCACCGAATACCTCTCCCACACTAGGAGCTTCAACAGGCTCAGGAGCTTCAGGAAGTTGCGTTAACTGTGTGACCTGTCTATCTGTGATTAATGGCATTACAACCCAAACGCTTTACGCGCCTCTTTAGCTTCAACTTCATCAATTCTATCTGAGGCTATCATATTGTTAATAGCACGATCTATCGACACCTTACCCTCATCACTAGCCAAAAACTCAGCTCGATCATTAGCGGGTATAAACTCCATACCTAATACTCTTGATTGAATACCCCTACGGATAACATTAGCTCTCTTGTCTAGATTAACCGACCTTTGTTTCTTGGCACTAACAATATTGTTAGCGGGCGCATCAGATAGCTTTTGAAACTCATCGGTCAATTTATATTCAGGCCGCCATGTAGTTAGGTTTCCTTCAGCATCCATCAACGGCTCTACTTGCCCTGTAGTCTTATTAGGCACCATAACAACATAGGATGGTTGAGATTCCCTAGCAGTAGACTTATCAGTAGCTAACAAGGCGCCTTCAGCACCTACAGCTTCCATCTCTTCGTTAAATTGTTCTTCAATCCAATGATTATTAGAATTAGCCACGCCATAAACGCTTTCAGGCGAGTGCTTCATAAACCGCTTAGAGCCTCCTGTATTAGTAACACCCCATACAGTCTTAGCCGCATCGAAGGCTAATTGCTGTGATTGCTTAGCGTCACCCCCTGTCATATTCATAAACCGACCAAAGGAATTACGGTAATCAGCCAACATCATAGCGGGTACTTCTGGAACCCTTGAGAAGATACCTGTATCAAAACCACCGTCCTCAACATCACTGTCGGCAAAGTCTTGTAATGCGCCCGTAAGGGTTTTAGATACTTCCTGCGTAGTTAGCCTAATGACATCTTTCTGGCTATCGGTTAAACCAAAGGTATTTGTCTTGGCTTGTTCGAATGCTACATCAACATCTATTCCCGCCCGCTGAGCATCAGTCACTTGTAAAGCAATGGCTCTGGACTCTTCGGGAATATCTTTTAACGCTGAGGGTCTTTCTTCTTGTACGCGAGATATGAAGTCAGCCATTAAAGCGGCCTGTTCAACATTCTTGCCACGCATAGCAGCGCCAACATTGGCTATCATAGTCTTAGGCACTATCCCTGTATTATTCACAAGCTCAACATTAAGGTCTATTTGCTCTTGTATAGGAAGGGTTGCCCATTGTGGTGACGTAGCATCATAGTAATTATTGATATCCTCTCTATCTTTTGAGCTGCCCGCGGGGTCAGCAGGGATGTCTGGATTAGTAAACAACCCGCCACGCTCTACACTAGCAGCAAGGCTAATGGCCTGAACCTCCTCTTTTGTTTGTCTCTTCTCTCTTGAGATTCTACGGTTAAGCTTTGTATTCTCTTTGGATGTAAAGGTATCCCACTCTTCAGGCGTAAAGCCTTTAGGTGGATTTCCTTCCATGCCAATTAACTTGTCTAGTGCGGCTTGTGAGCCTTCTTCGTTGTACGTTCGATTAAGCTCACCTGAGTTAAAAGCCTCTCTCTCTGCTAATTGTACATCTCGGATAGCAGTTGCTTTTTGTGAGTCGCTTAAGTCGCTACGGTTATTAATAGAGTCAATAGATAGGGCTAGGTTAAGACCCGCTTGCTCAGCGTCACCCTCGAAGGACGAAGATTGAGCTAGACGACTACGTTCATCAGCATTGATAGCTTGGTCATTGTTTGCTTGATCGTTAATCTCTTTGGCTTGTGCGGCCTGTACCTTTGGACGAAAGCGAGACACCATTGAATCTATAGATAGCTCAACCGCAGCACGAGATGCTGGGTCTACATTATCTAATACGCTTTTGGCATACGAGTTAACCCCGTCATTAAATCCCGTCAGGTTTGTTTGATTCGCGGTAGCTATACGGGTAATCTCGGCAATATTATCGTTATCCAAAGATTTTAAATAGCCCTCTCTAGCAGCACTATTAAAAGCCTTCTTAGATATTCCACCTATAAAGGTTTCTTCTTTAAGCTCTAGCTTTCCACCACCCTGCTGCTGTTCAATGCCTGCTTGTTGACCTTGTATAGTCGCGTCTTCAATCTGCTTAGCCGCTACCTTTTGAGCCGCAAACGAGGAGAAGTCATCAAGCTTTTGGCTTAATGATTGAAGTACTTGAGATTGACCAGTGGCAATAGTCTGAGGCTGGATTTGCACTGCTTCTTGGAAAGGCTTGGCCATATTTATTCCGGTATTAGTTGAACAGCACTAGACGCGCCTTTGAGTAAGCTGCCAGCAGCGCCTATTTGGGCTTGAGATTGTGCTGATTTACCTCTAGCTCTAGTGGTTAAAGCTGAGATACGAGTATTAAATACATCACGCTCTGTGGCTGTTTGCTCATTCTCAATAGATTGTTGGAGGATAGTTAAAGGCGATCCCTCGAATGCTGCAATACCTGAAGCACCCGCTTGAGCGTTAGCCGTAGCCATAGCCCTTGCTAAGCGTTCCTTTCTATCACCTTCACGCTGAGTAGCAGCAAGCTCTTGAGTCTTAGCGGTTATCTCAGCCTCTCTAACCTCTGCTTTGCCAGCAGATACTTGAGCGCCCGCTGATAGCAATGTACCAGCAAGCGATGCAATTAACATGGGGATTCCGGTAGCCATTATACAGACACCTCTAAATAAGCAGCGAGTAATGTTAAAGGCATAGGCTCCTCCTGTGTGATAATCAATGTGGCTTCAACATCCCAGCCTTGTAAGAATATGCGCTCTAGTCCCGTATTAGGAATAGGAGGATCAAATACAT